GTATTGCCGACCTGTCCACCTATTTGTTCGGGGTCAAATCCCCACAAATTCTGTTGGCTCATTCAGACACCGGCCTTTACATCTTCAAGCTCTGCTCGCAAATCTGCTAGATCTTTCTTTATCGATGCGACATGTTCAGGATCGGAACATCGCAAATCTTCGAGAGCCTCTTTTATTTGTTCTGAGAGCTTTTCAAATTCGAAGCTGTCTATATCGTCAGAATCGAACGGTTGTTGAGCGTCGTACGCTGCTTGTGCGCTATCAAATCCGTCAGACATTAGTCTCCCTTTCATAATCGTAAATTCGCTCCGGTGTTCCCATACTTTTTTTTGCGATGAGTAGCACATTCGTTTGTTGGTATCGCTCCAACATTTCGATCAGAGATTCTTTAGTTTGTCGCGGTCGTCTCCGCCATATTCCAAAAGCACTCCACGATATTTGCAAGAGCAGTAATGCACATACAATGTTTTCTGGCGTCATCATTTTGGTTTCTTTCTGTTTGGTTTGTGTAGTGCTCCGTTGCGGAATCGAACCGCCTTCTCCGTAGAGAAGACCAGATCGGAGCAGATAAGTTTTAGTTGTTCAATCCTCCATCAAGGTGATCAGCAGCTTCTCGAAGAATTGTTGCTAGCTCTGATTGGTCAAGTTGGTTGCTGTAGAAAGAATTCATGAAGAGAGCAACCGCTTTGCTATCGCTGCAATGCTTCAAAGAAAAGTAAGAGAGACGAGTGCGACCCATTTCCTTTAGGTCTTCGTTGAATGTGCTTTTGTTTAAGGTTGTTTGGGTTTCTGTGGTTGTTGTCATGTACCCATTATAAACACATATACAACGAGGTTGCTACTTTATTAACAATATTTCTCATATTTCTCCACGACCGATTTCTTTAATCGCAGAAACAATCTCGGCAGGCACCTCAGATTCAGAGCTAAGCAAATCACGTTGAAGCTCTCTAGCCTCCTGAGCTTCATAAGCTTTCGTGAAGACGTATCTATCGCCCGATGGGTTATGAGACTCGCAGAGAGCCGTGTAGCCACCACACGCTCGAATCGCTGAGCGTGTCAGTGCAGTGAGTCCAGCAGTGCCTCCGCTTCTTCCGTGCATCGAAATCCGTTCACAGATGAAGGCCCAAGCTTCGCCAGAAGTCAACTCGTTCGAAGTCGTTAACGCTGCGGCACGAATAACAGAAACCGGCGGAAACCATTTCTCTGTCTGAATAACTTTGTCGACTGCGGCCATAAGCAAATCGGGTTTGATGTCTGCCAAAAAGTCGATATAAATATCGATCTGCTCATCCGGCATTTCTTTCCCGAATGCGATCGCAAGTTTGGCAATCGCAGTAACAGCAACACGGCGACGATTAAGTTCGAATTCATCCATGCTTATTGTTTCTTATCATTATCGTTTCTCTTTCAAAGGAATGTTTTTTTGAATAACTAGATTCACAAATGTAATTAGGTCTTCTATTTGAACAAGCGCAGTCTCGTATTCTGAGATTTTGTTTATATCAAATTTACCCCCCTCTACTTCACCTATCATGTCTGTTAACTCATCTTTTCTTCTGGAGAGTTGTGCTACCAGTTCTATTAACTCATTTCTATCTTCAATGCGCATTAGGACTCCTTTAAGCCGCTGACGTAACCGCCTTCTGAATGATTTATGGATGTCGAGCGCTCTGTACGGCCTTCTGATTGATCTATTGATATTGTTCACGGTCAGTTAGTCCTCGTGTGTCTGCATAGTTTTTGAAACGATCGATACTGCTTTTAGTGCTAATAGCAGAAACAGATTCGTCTAACCATCGGTGATCCCGTAACCATCGTTCAGGGTCTTTACGATACTTTGCTTCTGTACTGACCCGCTGAGACTTAGCCGCACGGATAACAAGCTCTGCGGTTGCTTTATCTTTCACGTTTTTATTCCACTGATCTTGAGCTTTTTTCTTGCCAACTTTTTTGTCATACTCACTCCAAAAAAGTTCAAAACATTCACTCGGTTTATAGTTCTTTGGGTCTAGTTCTAAATGGGTATAGTTCTGGGCCTCAAGGGTGAGGCTACCCCTGGCCTCATGGTTGGGGCTAGGTGGCCTCACGGGTGGGGCTACCCTCGGTTCGATAACTCGCAGCGTGTAAAGATTACTGCGGTTCACTTTCGTCCCGGTTTTAGTTGTATCAATCCGATGCTCTACCGATACGGCGTTAATCTTTTGAAGCTCTTTCATAAACCGATCAACCGATTGCACCGAAGCGCTCAAGCGTTTCGCTAACGTTCCTCGACTCGGCCACGCAACACGATCCTTGTTTGTGTAAGTCGCCAACACACAATAGAGCCTTACCGCTCCGTGCGATATGTCAGCGTCAAGAATCCATTCGGGGACTATAGAAAAAGGCCCCATCTCGCTTCCGCCCTCGTCGGGCGTGGTAGACTTATTCACGTCAGGCTCCTACTGCTTGGTAACTGATACATAACTTTCCTCCTATGGGATTGTTCACTTAGATTGTTTTTGGCGAGACACTCTTCCTTATAAGTCCACCGGCTTAAAAACCCGGTGGACTTTTTATCTTAGTCAGATTCAGGGACAAGGGTTGGCATTTCTGGCTCATCAATTATTTCTCCGTCAACAGCGAGCAAGTTTTGCAAGTCCTCTTCGCTAATTCCGTTCGATCCTCGATCGGCCCAAAGTTCGATAGCTTGTTCTTTTCCGAAAGCTTCAACGAGTAAAGTTTTTGCCTTAGCTGAAGGCACAAGCGGCACACCCTCCGGCCCGACATCTGCTCCTAATTCTTCAGGCACATAGCCAGCGCCTAGAACAATGTCAGGAAATAAGAACCGGCAAAGATTTGTAACTGCTCGCCATTTGAGCATGTTCTTTTGGAACTGCTTCCAGTTCTGCTTATTGGATAGACCTGCGGCTTTCGCATCGGCAAGGTCGAAACGTTCGGAATGAGTGTCGCCGTTGTCTTTGCGTGTGCCGACCGCAAAAGCTACGCCGTCCTCCTCTGTGATTACCACAGAATGTCCGGCCCTGTAAACTAGGCCTAGCATTGCTTCAGGTCGTAGTGATGCTGTTCCTTGGATAACGTGGAAGTTTCGCATCGACATCATAACGTCCCAGCCGAAAGCACGTCCGGCCATTCCAGCAGCGATTATTTCTGCGGACTTCCCACGGTAAGCGGCAGGCACCATCATGGCGTTCGCTAAGATTTCGCCCTGCTCTTTCAATAAAGAGAAGTAGAGCCGGTCATTCGCAGGGGCTATGTGGTGGTCGTCTAATGTGGTTAGGTCGGTCATAATGTGTTCGCTCTCTCAATCGTTACGGTGTAGTTAGTTTTTTTGTCAGAATATTCGTTCGGATCAACGCCGATCTTTTTTAGTTCGGTCCAGCGTGGTTCCATACGGAAAACCTTTTTGAATAACACTACTTTGGCGGTGTCATAGTCAAGTAGCTCACCAGAGCCGTCAGGGTTGATTCGATTCTCTTGGATTGCCGTCGAACGCTCTACTGCTCGGATCAGATCTTCGCGATCAAACTCGCGAGTAACAGACACCCGAGGCGTGCAAACTGTCGGCCCTTGATCTGTATCGACGATCACCGGTTTACTCTTACCGTTAGTGCTTTCCATTAATCGCCTAGATAGCTCGCTGCCTTGACTGCTCGCAATTCCTCGGAGGACTGTCGATGCTTCTTTCCATTCAGGGATTAAAGGAATAACTGTCGGGTCAGATACTTCTAACCGGTCGAGTAGGGTTGTTAGTTCTGTGATCGCAGTTGTTGCGGCGGCAGCTATCTCGTTTTGTGTTGCGTCTTCGGCGAGATTTAATGCGGCGGCAGCGTTAGCGATAGGTTTCAGTATGAAATCTTGCTGGTTTGCCATATGCGTTTCTCCTTTTGTTATTTGCGGGCTTGTAGGATTACAAACTCGTCTTGTTGTTTCTGGTCCATGTGGATTTGGACGATGATGTCGTGTCGTCTAGCCCATGCGTAAGCGGCCTGTTTGAACGATTCGGTTGTGCAGTCGTAATCGACGTGCTGTCTAAGTTTCCAGATTTGGCCGTCTAGCCATTTAGTCCACGGGTACTTTCCGTGGATACCTGTTGAGGCAAAATCATGCTGTTCTAATACTTCGGCCATGTGGCCTCCTTTTATGCTTTCTGGGTGTATGTTTCGGAGTATACACGATATCAACAACATTCGTTTAATCCTCAACAAAGTAATGCAAAAGGTCGTTGATTGTTGCTCTTCTGTAGCGTATACTTACCGTTAAGTAAGATATCTATTCTGATTACATTGGAGAAAATATGGCATACGATAATACTGTTTCAGTGGTCGGCAATTTGACCCGAGACCCTGAACTAAGATTCACAAACACCGGGCTAGCGGTCGCAAGTTTCGGTATGGCTTGGAACCAGAAATCGCAGAACGGGGAAGACAAAGCACACTTCTTCGATAT